AAATTATAACCAAAATCATTGCAAGGAGAAAACGCAAATGAGAATGACTGAACTAATACCAAATAGCCCGATTGCTGTACAGAAATCGCGCCGATCTGCAAAAGGTAGAGTATTGACGTCAGGCGACGCAGGTAAAATTCTGCCGTTGAAATACGAATGGCTTCACCGCGAAGACGGCGTGCAAAGCGGTAAAATCCGCATGAACGTTGAAATGATGGAAACATCAGAAATGTTAATGAATGGTGTTGGCGTAACACTTTACGCTCATTTTGTCCCAATGCTTGCGTTTGATCGTTTTAACGGATCAATGGACGAATTAAACCGATCATATAAAAAAGAAAATGGAGCCGCCGGAAGCGTAATACCATTTTTTGAAACTAATAAATTTTTAAAAGATGGTATAGTTAGGGATACACCAAGTTGGAGTTCCGGAGGCAATACCCAAATTGATACACATACATCTTCAGAATTAAAAACATTTTTGCAAACAATGGGAATACATACACAAGCAAATACATATAACACAACACTAGTTGAAGCATATAATGCAATTGTTAACCATAGACGCAAAGCAAGATCAAAATCGTTACCACTACGAAACGCATTTGATCATAGTTTAGCTGATGCGTTTTGGATTAATAATGGAATGCAAAATATTGTACCTGATTATGATCAGAATTTAATTGACGGACAAGTAACTCTTGCCGGATTAACATTTCAAGCACCAATTAAAGCCCCAAAATATTCACGTGATCATGTTACGGGAACTGCATCAGCAGATCAAACAACAACAGATACATTAGGGTATTCACCTGCAATGTCTGGCGCTGAGATTATAGATCAAGGCGATATGTATTTATTTGATGAAATATATGCAGAATTAACAACAGGCGGAAACGCAACAATGTCACTTGCTGACATTGAACAAGCACGTAAAACAGCAGCATTTGCTAAACTAAGATCCCGTTATGATGGTTTGGAATCAGAGCACATTATCGATCTACTTATGTCGGGAATCAGGGTGCCTGAAGAAGCATTAAAGCAACCAATATTATTAGGTCGTCAACGTGCAATGATAGGATTTAACCAACGTTATGCAACAGACGGCGCAAACTTGGATAAGTCAGCAACAAATGGTATGGCAACTATTGACATGAATATAAGAACACCTGGAGGCATGAACACAGGCGGAATTATTATGGTGACTTGTGAAATTGTCCCAGAACAACTCTGGGAACGTAAGAAAGACTATTTCTTATATACAACAGACCCAGATACGTTACCTAACTATCTTTCTGATGTATTAGACCCAGAAAAAGTGGCAGTCGTAAAAAATGACCACGCTGACGTAAACCATGCAACACCAGATGGAACATTTGGTTACGCACCATTAAACCATGAATGGCAAAGAGATGCGGTAAATGTAGGTGGTAAATATTACCGACCTGCAAATGACGCATTTGACGAAGACCGTGCAAAAATTTGGACAGCAGAGTCAACAAACCCAACGCTAAATGAAGACTTTTATTTATGTTCAGGTTTGCACAAAAAAGTATTTGCCGATCAAGTATCAGACAGTTTTGAAATCACATGTCTTTCAGATATGTCGATTGTAGGAAACACCGTATTCGGTGCAGGACTACAAGAAACCGATGCAACATCTGATTACGACACAATCACTTCACAAGTCGATTCCTCGCGTATCGTTAAGTGATAAAAAGCAGGGGAGTCCTCCCCTCCCCTGCTGACAATTAAAAAAGGAAAATGAAATGAACAGAATTAAACACGGCAATATAAGCAAATGGTCACAAGCCAAAGCGGGCGATGTAATTGAATTTGCATCAAGCAAACCAAGACATGTAAAGTTTGAAGTTACTGCAAACAGCAACATAGAAGTATGGGTTGCAAGTGATGCAAAAATGTCACAGGCCGTTTTGATGGGCACATCAAACGGAAAAACTGAAATTCAATACACAGCACCCGCAACAACGTATGTGCAAATCAAAGCTGAAAAATCAGCAAGTGTATTTGTAAATATACCAGATATCGATCAATCAGTACAAAATAGCGATGAACCAAGTTTCACGTCTATTGAACCACGTGTAAACAACAGCACTGAATTTGATCGTATGGTTGCATTTATGAAACACAACGAGCAACAACGCAATGCACAATTAGAAGCTGAAAGATCAGCTTTAAGAGCACAAGTAGCAAAAATCAAAGCAGAAGCTGAAACAGTAGTTGAAGCGCCACAAGAGGCAGAAACAGAAGATGCAGGAGAAACCACCGAGTAAGTGGTATCGTTGGATACGGTTTATTGACCGTATCCAATTTTGGCACAAAGACGAATTGGTACACAGAACGCATGTACAAGCGGCAAGATCATTAGCAGAACCTAATGCATCTGAAAAACTTTGGGTCAAAATTTTGCAAACAGAAAACGACTATGAGGGCGCAGACCCAGAAATAGTTGAGTTTTGGAAGGCTTTTAGCAAAGCAATGAAGCGACGCAATATACCATTGCGAGCGTTTGAATTTGTGCGAACGCCAGAACGGCAAAACGAATTATACCAAAAAGGACGAAGCAGAGTGCAATATGACGGAAGTCATGTGCGCGGACAAGCTGTGGATATAATTCACGCAACACGCGCATGGCAATTAAGCAAAAAAGAATGGGACTGTATAGGAGCAGTCGGAAAAGAAGTTGCACGCAAACGTAATATAAAAGTTGTTTGGGGCGGAGATTGGAAAACAATCTACGACCCTGCACATTGGGAATTGAGAGATTGGAACAAAACCAACAAAACAACAGTAAGTTGAATAACTTACACGAGGCAAACGGAACGGAAACTCCAAATATTGGAGTTCCGTTTGCCGACCAGAT